GTCTTTAAAACTAAAAAACCAATACCTCCATCCAGGAATTGGCGGTTCTACTAGTTCTTTTAATATCTCTTCAGGAACATCTGCTCTGTACTTCTTGAAAGGTCTCGCATGGTTAATAAACTCTTTGTATACAGGCAGTGCAGGATTGTCGGGATTGAGTGTCGCTAATAGATATTCGTTTCTTACTGACACCTCTCGTACGAATTCCATATTCGCTGTGTTTATTTCGTCTATAAACACACAGCCATACTGTCCTCCAAGTGCTAACTTCCACTTCTGTGCATCGTTGTAGCCTAATACATAGATAATCTTGTCCTCAAACCTTATGTGAGATAGTTTGTTCTCCTTGTCGCCATTCCCCCTGTATTCTGCGTTCTTGTGTACATCAAGGATACCGTTGTCCTGGTTTATGATATTCTTCTCGGCCGTTCCGATTGTTGTGCTTGCAAGTATATGCAGTTTCTGCTTGCTTTTAGATACCATGCGCATGAATTTGACGGATGCACCAACTGTCGTCTTTCCCGATGCTGTAGTCCCCTCTAAGAACTCAGCGCTCACTCCCTCTGTCGTATTTATAAAATCTATATACTTTTGGCTCAGCGGGAAGTTACTCTTCAAGGCCCTCGCCTCCTAGTTGTGTCATAATGGCATCTAGTTTTGTGCTGTCCTCTGCAGTTACTGCAATGTTACGCGTATCCCTCCACAAGTGTGGTTTTCTATTTCTTAACCAAAAAATCTGTGCAGTGGTGTCTCCCTGCACATGCTTGGTTATAATCTTCTTTCGTTTTTTCCCCTTAGAATCAACCTCTATCGTTGTCTCTTCATAGTCATATCCAAGTGCATTTTTGAGGAGTGCATTTTCGACCTCGATGTCCACAACTTCCTTGCCTTTTTTTAAGGCGTTACGAATGTCACTATATTTATTCTTCCATTCGTTGAGTGTTTTTCTCGATATTCCAATGTTGTGAGCTATCTGCTCATCTATAAGTCCATCGCGCGCCCATCCCTCGATTTTTAACAGCCCTTCTTTGGTACGCCACTCGTCGTATTTCCCTTTTGCCATAATGCCCTCCTTCCGTCATTTTATGTCAGCCTTTCGGCTTTTAGTCCCGTTAGCTCTTCCCATCGTTTTACGATGACGTCACAGTACTTTGGATCTAGTTCCATTGTTAAGCATTTCCTCTTCAGGTGTTCGCAGGCTATAAGCGTTGTGCCACTCCCGCCAAATGGATCTAAAACAAGTTCGTTTTTTCTGCTGCTATTTTGTATTTGTTTTGCTATCAATTCCACGGGTTTCATTGTTGGGTGTTCGATGCTCTTCGCAGGCTTGTCATACTGCATTACTGTTGTCTGCGTTCTGTCATCGATAAAATAGTGTGCAGCTCCTTCTTTCCATCCGTAAAGGCATGGTTCATGCTGCCAATGATAATCTTGTCGTCCTAGCACCATTGTGTTCTTGACCCACACAAGTACCTCGTGTACCGATAAGTCGGTCTGCTCTATTGCCTCTAAAAAAGCCTTCCTCATCGTATCTGCGTGCCATATGTAGACCACCCCCCCAGATTTTAGCCATTCGGCCATGTTTTTAAACGCTGCCTCTAGGAAGGTTGTGAAGTTGTCGGTCGATTGATGGTCGTTTTGAATCTTTAGTTTGTCCTTTGTCTTGCCTTCGTATGCTACGTTATATGGCGGATCTGTTACTATCAAATCTACCACTCTGCCATCTACAAGCCTCTTCATGTCCTCGCTGTTCGTACTATCGCCACATGCAAGTATATGTTCTCCTAGCTGCCATATGTCTCCTGGCTTTGTGACTGCCTCTTCAGGTAATGCCTCTTCAGGGTCGAAGTCGTCCTCATATTCCTCTTCAGTCCCTAGCTTGATTATGCCTGCGAGTTCCTCTTCAGTAAAACCTGTTAGTTCTAAATCAAAGTCCATCTCCTGCAGTGCTTTCATCTCTCTTTCGAGTATGTCGTAATCCCATCCCGCGTCTAGTGCGAGTTTGTTGTCTGCGATTATGTATGCCCTCTTCTGTTCCTCGCTTAGATGCTCAACAAATAAGCAAGGTACCTTGTCTATTCCGAGTTGTTTTGCTGCCATCATCCTCCCATGACCTGCTATGATTCCGTACTCCTTGTCAATTAGTATTGGATTGATGAATCCAAACTCGGCTATGCTTTCTGCAATTCTATTTAGCTGTGCCTCGCTGTGCGTTCTTGCATTGTTCTCATATGGCATTAGCTTGCTGATTTCTATTTCCTTGTAATTCATTTTTCCTCCTGAAAATAAGCAAAACAAAAGGCAGCTATAAAACTGCCCTTTGCTTAGTTAATTATGAGTTTCAAACACTTTAGTTTGAGAGATACATTGGGCGCGACGTTGCCCTTATCCCGTCGCGTTCCACACTATCATAATAACACTGTTTTTTTTCCCCGGTTTCCGAACTTGTAATTTTTAAATCAATTTTAAGTTCTCAGCTGTTTTGTAGATAAATTTTGACTTGTAGGATCCATATGTGCTTACTGCTGCATCACGCGGATATCTTTCGAAGTATAAGATACTATTCCATACTCCATTTTGATATTCCGTTGGGATTGTGTCGAGTGCCTTTTCGATTGCTTTCGTTTTTTCAATGAATGTGGCTCGCTTGATTACCTTCTGTGCAACGATGTCTTGTATGTCAGTCCCTCGTGGTTGTCCATCCGACAGCTTTGCACATTCGTCAAGGATGTCCTGCGCCTTTGCTTTGAGCCTGTAATAATCTCTAATCTGCCACACTGTTTGATGATAGACTTCTCGTGGCAAATTGTACTTGTTGTTTTTTTGTCTTTGGTAATCTCTCATCGCACACTAACCGAGCTCGGCAATGCCAAGCTGCTTTTCCCTTTCCCTTATTTTTATACGACCCTCTGCACGGACCTTCTTTCCTCGTGGCCATACTTTATACCTTCTTGGTTTGTCTAATGCTATCTCGGTATATTCCAGGTAATCAAGCCCTGTTACGGGATGGGTGTATCTCCTTATGCTGTCTTTTGCTATATAATAGCCTTTGATTGCTTTTGGATCGTCAAATAGAGCCGCGATACTTACCGGCTCTCTTTTAACAATTGGCTTTTCTAAGTTTCTGCTGCATGAATATCTGCGCTTAGTAGGGCAATCTTCATCTCTAAAAGTTTTTTGTGTTTCTTTTATCAAATAATTTGCAAGTAGGTGATAATCCCCACTGTCATCAAATAGCGTTGGCTTAACCCATCCCTTGCCCCACTTCTTGTTTATAAGTTCTGCATCGCAGGTGTTGATTATAACGTGATGATGTATTCGCTTGTTCTCGTACTCCGTTACAGCAATCCACTTTAACTCATCACCCATTGCGTACTTGAGGCGGTTTAAAAAATTCTTTAGTTGTCTTTTAGCCTCTGCAGGTGTTGGCTCGTCATGACCATACGTTAGTGTATAGTGACCTGATCCATATCCAAAGTTATGATTGATTAGTCTCCTGAAGTTTCTCTCTGCTATGATGTCATTTGTCTTTTTTACATTTTCGGGTGTGGCATTCATTCTTTGCGCCCTCTTTCCTTTATGACATCCGGATGGAAATTTAAGAACATGTTCAATAGTTCTTCCTGCTACGCATGTCTCTTTTATCGCTAGTTGTTTTGTCTTGGCCATCTCTCTTTTTCCCTCTAGTGTTAATACTCTTATCGAGCCTCAATGCTCTTCACACGAGCTCGTCTTTTTTCCTATATATATAATGTAGGTTTTTTATAAATTCTTGAACTTATCGCACATCGCAATCACCTGGATTGCTTCCTTCGCTGCGTTGACCGCATGGTTTCTTATTTTTTCAACCCGTCTTTTTTGTATATCTACATCTTCGTCTTTGCGGAGATATGCCCACCACGTCCTTATAATCTTTTCGATTTCTTCAGACTCCTCAGCGAGCTCCTCTGTCTCTTCTAAGATGACTGCGTACCCTTCGTGGGTGCTGCTAAATTGTGGGTGTGTCTTGTTTGCCTCTTCAAGCTCTCTTTTTACAAGGACCTCTATTTCTTTATTCATTTTCAATTCTCCTGCTGTATGTTTGGAAGTATACCTTTAGTCCCTTTTGAAAGGCTGTGATATATTCCTTGCGAGCGCCTTTACTCTCTAACCAATTATCTAGCATGTATATGATATTGGCTTTATCAAGCAAGTGCAGGCAAATGTGCATATAGTCATCCCAATCGCAGATTTCAGGTAGACTAATTTCTGCAGGATTGATTATTGCTGCTTCTGGAAATTTGTCCTCGGCATCTTTTCTCGCCTCTTCGAATAACTCTTTATAGTTTGCTTGATTAGTGATCTTGCCGCTTAAATATATTACTGTTTCGCTTTTCATTTTTTCCCTCTCTGTAGCATTCTTTAGTTGGAGAGCTTCGCTCATATGTTGCGTTTTATAGTGATTCTAGTTCTCTCTTCAGGTCTTCAACATATTCTCGGATTGTTGCTTCTATCTTTGTTTTTAGTTTATCGGTTAATTCAAAACCGCCCTGATCTAGATAACCCAGAACCGACAAGTTAAAGCGGAGTCTACATTCTGTCGTAAAAAAGGCTCTATTTTTCAGACCCTTTAAACAGTTTTCTGTACGATTTATTTCAGCTTTGAGTTCAATCGCTCTCTCTAGTGTTTCTTTCTTCATGATTTCCTCCTTGTTTTAAAGTTTTTCACATTCATCAATTTCATATAGTATGTGTAGTCCACTACCGTTGTCCCAATCAACCATGATTGCTCCTGCATCGTCTACCCCTTGCACAGTTCCCTCTGTGCCTAGTGGTGGTGCGTATGGATCCTGCATTGATATAAGACGGACCCTGGTTCCTTCAGGGTATTCTTCGCGCAGTCTCTCTACTACTTCTCTACTTGGTAAGTTCATGAACATCTTGGTT